ATCGTTGCTGTGTTGCCGGTCTTAAATCGTGTTCCCGTTGCCATTTTACACCGTTTCCTGATATGCGATCATATAGTCGAAAATCGTTAAATATCGATGCTCCTGTGATCCATCAGTCGGCCGCTCATCCAGCGTCTGGATGCCTCCTGTGATCATTACAGATTCAATCGACACGCCGCCCATTGCTCCAGTGTAACCCTGTAAATCACTTGCCCTGACCGCTTCTGCAATCAGGTTCGCACCAGCCCGCGTTGAGGCAAATGCAGTAAACTCGATTCGGCTTCTGGCAATTCCAGACAATCCGTTAATGAGGTGATCGTGCGTCGTGCTGATAACCGTGTACGTCAACGCTCCACCTGTCCTGATTGTGTATCCTTGCGGCAGTACATCCGGGAATATGCGAGTCGATACGGCGGCTGCTACGCCGACATTCGCCGCTAGATATCCCCTGACTGCACTACCAAGATCCGCCATTATTTTGCCATCCGATTTGCTGCGGCTTCAATTCCTGACTTCAAAGACGAAGTCACGGCCGCCGATGCCGCTGATTTTGTTTCGTCTGCCGTTTTCTTCACAAACTGATTGACCTTGCGAATTGTGCCAGCATCACGCCCCCACAAAACCTTTCGCTTATGATCTTTTGAAAACAGGTTTCCATGCCCGCCGCCGTCACTGTAAGAAGGCCCGACCAAACCAATCCGGCCAATCAACACACCCAGTTTTTTCTTTGGCCTTACTACTGATCGAATCGTCGTTTTGAGTTTTTTCGCACCACTCCAGCGACGTTTTGTTTTTGTTGATTGTTTTTTGCGTGAACCGTCACTTTCTGGCGTGTTGGCAAGCATGGCCGCTTCAACTGGCACCGTTCCAGCCTGTATTGCGTTCTCAATAACCGTACTTCGAATGACAGATTCCAGTTGCTCTAATTGCTTCAGGAATTTGTTGCCATCAATAAGCTCCATCCCAATCGAAACGCGAGCCATTACAGCACCACCGATTTGCAATAGAGTTCTCGATAGCGATCCATGCCCTGAACTGCTTTAACGTAGACGATCCAGAAACGTTGCCCGTCAATGTCGATCGCCATTTCTGGCGTGTAGCCGTCCCGATAACGCACTGTGAATATGGCACTGATTCCGGCCTCCACTTGTCGCCCTCGTGCTCCTTCGCCGCCTGTTGTTGGCTCGTATTTCGCTGGCTCATCTGACAACCAAGTGCTAAGCGTGACGACTGGCTGCCCGGCTCCGTCCTGTGTCGTGCCTTCCACGCTCACCGTAATTCGGTGCCGCATCGTTCCAAGTCGAAATTTTCGTTCAGGGCGGAAAGTCATGGATAACTTGCCCTCATTTTCTTTGCCACGAGTGCTTCATAAGCCCGCCGCTCGCCCGATGCCGCAATCATGTCTCGGTCTTCAAATCGATTTGCCAAGCTCAGCTTGATTGCCATTCGATCGAGTTCCGGACACGCGCGGGAGTCGCTGCCGTATCCTGCGGTGTAAGTAATCTTGACCGCTTCGCTTCTCCCCTGCACATCGGGTTTTACAAATGTGTCAAGAAAACGCACCTCGTCGCTGTCTAGGTAGTAATTGGTCGATGAAACGGTTTGCGTTGTTCCTGTTGTGTCAACGTAGGTCACTGAGGAAATTGCAATTGCTGGCCGCACCGACAAAACGACGGTAGACAGAAACTTTGGCAGCCGATGTTCCAGCGTCCGCGTAATCAATGCAATGGAGGTGTCGCGTTCCCATTCCTCGCGAGCCGCTGCAATCATCGACGCCAGCTCTGTGTCGTGACTATCGTCGCTTGCCCCGATGCTGAGCTGTGCCTTGGCCTCTGCGATCGTCACTGGCTCGGTCGTCGGAGGAGTCACCACTCGAACCGTATGGCGGATTTCTTGATCCTTCTCCCGCGTCGCTCGGTCCGGGTAATAATCTTGCCACGTTGTTCCGTTGCAAAACATCAAAGACGCCTCCGCCAATTACATCCAATTCAAACCGAGACCCAACGCGATACCCGCGCCAGTCCTGCATCAATTCGACCTGCATGAGTCAATCCATTCGTTCGGGTATGCGTGAACGGCTTCGTATGTGTTCGGCTCAACCATGACTACCATTTCTTCCATATGCCCGATTCGCGTTTGCGGATCAAGATAGACCGTGTTACCGGCCGCTTCCCACTGCTTCCAAAACCAAATGTCATCATCAATGCGAAGGTCGCCCCATTCGCCATTCTCATCTGGTTTCGACCAAAACCAAGGCTTTGCAACGTTCTTGAGCTTCTTCAAATCAATCACGGTCAGCCCGAAATGTGCTGTTGAAACCTGCAACGGCGTTCCGCCCACCTCTGCTGTCGATTGTCCTTTAATGCTTGCCAGCATCGTTTTGTTTCCACGCCGGATCTGCATGGATGCCAGTGCGTCGATATGCGGATTGGCTTCCAAGGTCTGCAGCAATCGCATAATGTCGCGATCTGTAAACAGTGAATCACCGTCACAGATCACCGCAATATCAACGCCTTTTTCTACGGCGTGTTGCAACATTCGTTGCATACACTGCCCATAAAAAACGCCCTGCGAATCCTGCAGCGGAATTTTGGCCGCCACAAAAGCCGCGTCGATGTAATCACGGCAGAAACAGTTGATGTATCGCGGCGAGGTCATCATGCCGCACACTTTTACCGATTTTGAGGTCACTCGTTTGCTCCGGGTGTTTAGGGGTGATTAGCCAATTGCGACAAAGTCGGCCTGTCCTGTGGTGCCTGATGGCATCGTGTCCATCATCAACTCTGCAACCGCAGCCAATGAGACCACGCTGTTTGTCGTGTGCGTGCCAGGTGTCGCGAACAAACGCACGTAACGTTTTCGTGTGCCGTCGTTGTTGATGTGAAACTTTGCATCTCGGCCAGTCGCCGTTGACAGCGTCACGGACAACTGCATCGTGCTGGTGCTAATGTCAGTGAAATCGCTGGTTGTAGTCGTGTCGGATTCCTGAATCTTGACGACTACTGGAGCCGCGTTCGTGTTTGCTGCAACTGACGTGGCCAAAATGATTGTTGCATAGTCGACATTCTTCAGGTCGACGATCGATCCAGCCACAGTCGCCGTTGCAGCGGCCGTCTGTGCTGACAGTGCAATCACTGCCTGAGTTCTCTGATTTGGTTTCATGTGATCACCTTATGAAAATGTGTGCGATTGGTTTTAAAAAGACCGGAACGCCAGCAAGCCAACGTTCCGGCCGGGTCCACCCGGAGCGACGAGTGGGTCAACTATCAGCCCATCTGGATCATCAGCAGCGGACCAGCAGCGTCGGCTGTTCCGCGCTCATGCACGTTGATGTCAAATCGTTCCGTGACTCGCAACGCCAAAGCGTCTTGAGCAAAGTACAACGATTCGTCAGCCCGAAGCGTCACGCCACGACGTGTGCCCATCGTTGCGGCCATTGCAAGATCGCCAAAGTAAGCGATCTTTGTCGTGGTTGCGGCGGTCGATGGCAGGGTCTGAATAAACCGCACCGGATAGCCAAGAAACTGCAGCACTGGTCCGTTGCCAAGATCCTGCACAGTGTTTCCACCAGCCGCCATCTGCAGACGGCCCATTGACGCATGGTAAACAGCCTTGTGGACGTACCACGCTGGCTGAATGCCTGGAAATTCTGGCAATTTGCCGACCGCTTCTTGGAACGTGCCGATCAGCAGGTTTGCCAATGCGGTGACGCCAGTTGCGGTGACCACGGAGCCTGCCGCCAGTGCGTTTGCAACGCCGGTGATGCCGCCGTAAGTGCTGGTGCCATCGCCAAGGAACCCGCAGGAGTCTTCGCGAACCGCCAAAGCATAGGCGAATTCGCGAGCGTAGTAATCAGCAACTGCGATGATGCTGTCTTCGTTCAGTTCGCTGGAATACTGCGTCAAAGCAGCAAGTTTCTTGGCTTCCAGTCGCACCTGATCGAGTGCCGTTGTCGACGCTGTGATCGTGTCATTCTGGCCAACGAAATACGTGGTGAATCCAGACACACGACGAGGCACAAGCGAAACATCCGAAGTCATTGGCCAGTTCATCGCATAGCGACGAAACATGCCAAACTCTTCTTTGAGGTCAATCAGGGCATTTTCCAGCACTTCGGGCACGAGATAACCGCCCTTGCTGTTGTCGTCGCTGCTGTGCTGCATCGAAACGCCGTGATCTTTCAACCACATCTTTGACTTGTCATCGTTGCCGATGGCTGCCATCAAAAAACGGCCGGTCAGATAGGCGTTTGCTTCCGCATCGGGGCCTTTAAAGTGCTTGACGGTGCCGTGACGCTTTGCAGTCGCTGGAACAAGCACCCGAGGAGGCTCTGTGGTCGCAAGTGCTGTGCTGCCGGTCTGGCCGCCGACTTCGATTGATCCAATCGAGCGAACACGTGCGGCTGCGTTTGCGTTGACGCGAGCAGCTCGTTTTTCGTCGGCGTACAATTTCTGCAGAACGCCGGGCTTGTCGTCCGTGCCCTGAATGCGATCCACTTCGGCGGCTTCTTCTGGCGTGAAGTCGCGGTTTTCTTCCTTTGCGAGAGCGACGATGGTATCAACCTTGCCAAGCTCTTCGTCAATCTGCTCGCGAATTACTTTAAGATTCCAAATCATTTCCATAGTCCTTAGTCGATTGTGATGCCGACTCAGGCCATGAAAAAAGCGGCGCAAAAAGTCGGCGAAATGTTTTCGCTTTGACTTTTCCGGCCGCTAACGAGTTGCTCAGAAAAATTGTGTTCGGTGCGGGATGACTCCCCGCGTGCGTGCATCTAAGCAGATTGTCGGAATCGTGTCAATGTTTATTCTTTTAACGTAAACACTAAATCTGGCTGTTCCACCATCCGGCCGGGCAATCGCGATGCCTCGTATTGCTCAAACTGCGACATCCATTGCAGAATGGCTGCCTCTGAATTATCTGGTGTTCCTGTGTAGTGACAAAAGCCAGCCCCGTCTGCTTCCAGTTGAATGTACCCGATCATGCCGTCGTTGATCATCGGTTCGAGCGTCTTGAGAATTGCAAAGTCCATACCCTGGGCATCGATCACTAGGCAATCAATCTGTGTGACTCCCAGCATCTGCAAAACATAGTCGAGCCGCACAACTTGCACATAGATCGCTGTGGTGTTGCTGAAATCTACATTCCGCCATGTGCCCTCAGCCTGTGCTGTAATGTTGCCGAGCGACGACGATAGCCCATCAGTGTTATACAGATTAAATACACATTCGCCATGCTCCTCCCCGCAGGCCGCTTCGATCACGATAGCCTTTGGCTGCATTGCGTACCTTTTCCGGCACGCTTCAGCAGCCTGCGGAACCGGCTCAAACATGATCGTGCGATCGTGCATGTCAACAACACAATCCAGTGTTTTGTCTGGCATGTTTTGCCCAACAATTACCGCAGTTCCCATTATCGCTCCTTGTCGTACCAGCCCTATCGTCCAAACATCGCCTTGATCTGCTGTAATCGTATTTCGCGCGATGCAATCGTTGCTGGCGTCCGACTTCCTGCCGTTGGCTCGTTGGTCTTTTCGCCTTCCGGCTTGCTGCCATACATCGCCTTTGCGAACTTTGGAGCGTCTACGACAATATCTCCGACCTCTGTCGCAAACCCGGCCGCAACTGCTTCTTGTGCCGTGTACCACGTTTCCGCGTCGAGAATGGCAACTATCTTCTTGCGGTCCTTTTTTGTCCGGTCCATGTAGGCGTCCAGAATCGAATCACGATACTTGTCGAGAACGTCAGCCGTCTTCCGAAGCTCGGCGGCACTTCCCATC